GGGTGACTGTGGAGCCGTTGGTGGGAATGTAGGAGGTTGGGAAGGAGCCTGCTTCGGCCTGGATATTGGTGCAAACAATCCCCGACACCCCGTCGCCAGTGTATACTGGATTTCCGACCGAAGGTGTGGGAGTGTTGCTGAGAGAAATGAACGCCAGACCAGTCAGCAAGTTGCTGCTATTGTCATAGGCCATCCAGCAGCGGTATTTCCCGCCGCCCAAGTTTATCATATCCGCGCCAGCAATACCTGCGCCCTGCGCCGATACTGTCCCAGACACCAAGTTAAAACAGGCCCATCCGTTTGTAACGCCGCCGCCAAATGTCCGCAGGATCGGATAGCGCGTGCTGCCTGATCCCGTGGCCTCAAAATCTGCTGAGATGGTGTAAAGACTGGCGGGCGGCGTGGTTGTATCCTGCGAAACGCGATGGTCCGTGCTGGCCGACGTTTCCGTGATAGTGGTGGCCGTAACGGTTACTCCGTCCTTTGTGGACCACCAAGCATTTGTCAGGTCGCTGGAATACTGGATGAGATTCGTCGCCGCAGCACTTTCCAACTGCAAGCCGCCCTTGGTCCATGCCGCTCCGTTGTAGTAGTAGGCATTGCGTCGGGCCACGCCATCAGCAGCCGTTTGCAGTGTGCCGCTGCTGTCGAAATAGGTGGCCGTGCCCGAGCGGGAGAACGTGAACAGGTCGCCAAACGTGGTATCACTGGACGCCTTGCGGAAATACTCGCCCGCAGTCGTGGCGTCGGAGGCAAGCGTGAAGGCTGCGACCAGTTCGGGGGACGCACCGCCGATGGCGTAGGCGTCGGAGACGACCGTCTTCGTGTCTGACCACGCCCCCGCGCCCACGGCGTTGACCGCGCGGATCTCTACGTCCACGCCATCCGCTGCCGTGATCGTGTGGGTGCCCGTCGTCGTCTCGCCGGTGCTGACCGCAGTGCCGCCGTCCACGCGATACTCGATGTCGGTGATGGCGCTGCCGCCGTCATCCGGCAAGCTATTTAGCGTCAACTCGTCGACAGCCACGGTCCACATGTTCGAGGTAAATGCCGCCGGTGCAATCGCCACGGCTGTTTGCGACAGCGTCCAGACCCGCTCGTTCGCCGCGCTGTCCGTCACCGTCACGGTGACCTCTACCTCGTCGCCTGCCTCAACGGTATCCGTCTGCGCCGCGCCGACTGCGTTGACCGTTACCGCGACGACAACCGTGCTGATCGTGCCAGCGGTCGAGGCGTAATTCGAAGTCTGGTCGATATTCGCCGAAAACCCGTCCTCGATCACGTCGCCGTCACTCAGCGCCGCTAACACGGGTGTAACGGTCGCCGTGATGATTGGCGGCGTGATCGATCCGCCGCGTCTGCGGCGCAGGAGCAGGGGGAGGTTAAACCCCATGGCTGCCCCGCAGAACCACGATCACATCGATGGAGTCGCCAGTGCCGCCCGTGATAACCGGCTTGATGTAGGCTGCCGACAGCGAGAGCTCGAAGTACCCGGTCGCCGTCATGGTCACGGTATCCCCCAGTACGTCCTTGGCGTCGACCCAGTTTGTCCCGTCGTTGCTGACCTGCAGCTTCACCGTCGCCCCACCGAAGGTACCCACGGCCTGCATCGAAGCAGCGAGGCCGTATTGCTGGGACACGGTGAATGGGTTGATGGTGTCGCCTGTGGCAGCCCCGGACCAGACCAGACGGGGTACGCCCGCGATCGCGGTGTTGGTGGCAGGGGTGATCGTGGCCATGGTGTCCTCCAGACTGCGCTGGGCGTAATCTATACCTAAACCGGTTTATAGACAAGCCAGAGAAAAAGCCCCCGCCGGGGGAGGATCCGACAGGGGCCAGTAGTCGAGCGAGTTTCCAACAGGGAGGTCGGAAGTGACGTGGTCTGTATATTACGTCCACCCGGCGGCTGCAACCCTTTTCACCGTCCGCGCCTGCATATTGTGGATCCCGTCGAGCGAAGCACTAGGTCTTGCGTCCACCCTTATAGGTCCGGGTATTGCGCGCCTGCTCTACCCGTGTGGCCCACCGCACATTTCCCGGCTCGTAGTCCCCGTCGTTGTCGATCCGATCAACTGTATGCTTTGGTGACGGTCTCGGGCCGATATGGTCGAAGAACGCTTGGAAGTCATCTTGCCACTCTACGCAGACTGTAATCCCCCGCCCACCGTAGTTCTTATACCCTACAGCTCTCGGATAGTTGCACCGCTCGCGCATTGCCGTCCACGCGCGATATTCCGGCGATGCTTTGCCACCGGGCAAAGCCCTACTCTGACCATGCGTCCGTAACCGCTTACTGGTTGTCTCTCTTAGGAGACAACCACAAGACCGTATCTTCCCGGTCCGTAGGTTCTGGCTCATCACGTACTTACTGCCACCGCACTCGCAGGTGCAACGCCAGTAAATCTCTTTGCGCCCGTAAAGGCGGGTGTAGTCATGCGCAGTCAAGCGACCGAACTTCTGGTCGGATATGTCTATGAACTTTCCCATATGTGGGAGTATGAACTACTGAATGGGTTATGTCCACCCCATAGACGAAACAGCCTTAACTTGTCTGCGGCTAGCAAGCTCGGCGCCTCCACCGGCGGACGAAACGTGCAGCATCAGGTACTGGAGTGCTTCGGCCACGTGACTGTGCCGTCCGGCCGCCCCCGTCTTGTCGATCTTCCCGTTCTTGTCGAACCGGTACCCGCCCATCATCGCGGCCTTGAGCCGCGTACACCGTGGGTCCACGAGGAACGCACTGTCCCCATCCACCTGCCTCATGAGGTAGTCGTCGACCGCGTTGAGGCGTGCGCTGACCTTGTTGGTCTTGGCCGGTATGACCTTGAGCCCTTCTGCCCTGATTATGTCGACCGCGCTCCGCTCGTCGGTCTGTGCCCTCTGCACGCCTGCCGGGTCAACGACCACAAGGATGGGGCTGCCTGAGAAACGCTCGAGCAGCAACGGCTTGAGCATTGTGCGGACGAACCGTTGTACGCCCATGTCGAAGCTGACCAGCTCGTCATAGACAAGCGCCCGCCCGCGAGGATCCTGTTGCCCCAGAACGGCCGCCGGCGTCAACCCCAGATCCATCCCCACGACGATCGGCCGCGTGCCGTTGATGATTGGCCGCAGGCGCGACGACGCCATGTGGTAGTCCGCACGAAAGTACTGGTACACCGGCTGCCCTGCCGAGCTCAGCCCGTACTCGCCATCGATGAAGACCCGGATGTACTCCTCCGACCGGCCTTGGGTATCATAATACCCCTCTGGCAGGTTCTCGATGTTCTCGGCATAGACGCTCCGCCCCGAGGGCTGCTTGAACACATCCCATCCGTTGTCATTGGGGCTGACCCCGTCCTTGTGGTCGAGATGCTCCATCTGGTAGTACCACCACGTGTCCATGGTCGGCGGGTTGGTGTCCCCCCACATTCCGAACCACGTAGGTCCGCCGTCCTTGGAAGACGGGAATCGCCCGATCCGCTTCGACATGGCGTCCACGATCTCCGGGTGGATGTCCCTGCACTCGTTGAACCACGCGAACGTAAGTTCCAGTGAGTTCAGGTTGGCCACGTCGTCCGCGTCGTCCAGCGCCCGGAACATGATCTCGCACTCGATGTCCCCCACCTCGAAGAAGTAGGTCTTGGTGGTGCGCATGTACCGCCCGCACACCCCCGGCGGGAACCAGTCTAGAAACGTCTTGATCGTCGTGTCCTGAAGCTGACGCGCCGTCTCGCGGACGATCGCTGCCCGTGTCCTGCGCTTGCCCGTCGTCTGGTCTGGCTCCTGCATGGCCGCCCGGCGCACGATCTCGAAGCTGCAGGTCACGGACTTACCCGAGTTGTGGTGGATCGTCCCGTCAACCGTGACGTAGTTGTTCGTGTCCAGAACCTGCATATCCCAATAGGACCGCTTGACGGTCTCCCGGGTAACCGATACGATGGTCCCGTCGGATATGTAGGGGATGTGAGATGAACGAGAACACACGGAAAATTGTGGCGCTGTCAGATGGAACGCGGTCTTCTGTTGAGATAGCTGAGCTTGTTGGGCTGTCACCCCGCTATGTGCGCAAAGTGATGCTGCGTATGGACCTGCCAAGGCTGGGTGAGGGTGCGCAACCCGGCGCATCCAATCACCAATACAGGTCAGGACGCCGTGTAGACCATGACGGGTACGTTCTTGTAACCGCCCCGGCAGACCATCCGTACGCCCGGCAACGGACCAACCGTACAGGGAAGCTGATCTACGAACACCGCCTAGTCCTTGAACAAACTCTAGGTCGATACCTTCTTCCCGAAGAAGTTGTAGACCACGTTGACGGGCTGACTCTGCATAACGCTCCAGATAACCTACGGCTGTTCTCGTCGAATGCGGAGCATCTTTCAGAGACAACGGCTGGCCGCACAAAGCTGTGGTCAGCGCAGGGGCGCCAGAACATAGGGACAAGGACTGACCGGGGCAGAGCGATCCAACCCGTTGATAGCTACGGTCAGCGGCGTAAGTCAGGTGATGTTCGTTTGCGGCAAATCCTCCTTGCGGCGTTGTCACTCGGATCAGATAGTCCGTACCTTTTGGGAACGCACCACCACACCAAGAAAGCTGGAATCGACATGTCTTGTCGTTCCACGATACAACGCGCATTGGACGATCTATACGCCAGATGGGTATAGGACCGTGCTCAGTCAGAACCAACGTGTCGGGTGCAACGCACCCCACGGGGCCCATCAGAACCCGCATCTTTGCGTCTGATGCCATGAACTTCTCGCCCGTGGGCGGCGGCGTGTAGTCTATATCCAGTGGCATCAGTGAACCTCCGCCTCACGCCCGTCCAGCGAGTGGTGTATGTAGACCAGCCCCTCTGCCTCGAGATCCATTGTCGGGTAACACCAGCACTCCGGGGAGCACTCGTGCTCCTTCAGGTCATTCATGGGGATAACATGCCAGCCGTAAACATCCGGGTCGTCATCCATACGTGCGTTCCTTTACCAGTATCACCACGATTTCCCTCGGGCGTCCTTTTGGGCGTCGGTGCGTTCTGCCACGTGGGGGGATGATTTTCGTCCTGTACGAGTGGCCTTCGCCTTCAAGCGCCGTGCGTAGTTCTTCATGCTCTCGTAGCGTCTGCAAGCGGACTGCCGGAGATCCCTCATAGGTACTGTCAAAACTCGTCAGTATGCTCAATCAGGTCGCCCTCCGGCTCGGCGGTGGCCGTCACCACCATGGGGGGTGCGTTGTTCCCGAAGTTGATGTTGATCTTCACCCCGCCGGCAGCACCCGCGTTGGCCTCCTCGACCTTGGCCTCCAGCCCCGCCCACTTCACCGTGGACTTGATGAGGTCAGCCTTCACCGCCGGGGAGACATCAGGGCTATGGATCAGACCCCACGAGGTCGTGAGGAGCTCCTCAGCCTGCGCCCGGGCCTTGAGCTTGAAGGTCAGCCCCTTGTCCCGGATGTCGTCGCGGTAGGCTTCCACCTGCTTGAGGAAGACCTTGTCCTTGTTGAATACCAGCAGGTCACTGGCGGTGATCCCATGCCGCTGCTTGATCTCGTCGAGCGACTCCCCGCTACCCTCCAACGCGAGAGCCACGTCGAAGGCCAGCCGGTTCGTCCACTTGGTATGATGCAGCGGCAGCGAGTCCATGGTGCGA